CATATTCTATTACTCCTATATACCTGTTCCACTTCTGTAGAAGTGTTTGTTGATTCTAACAAGAATATTTCCGTTTGCAGAATCTGTAGCTGAGTTACTTGGATCTTGTGAAATGTCCATTGCTTGAATTACAAATGAAGCATTTGTTCCAGATACAGATACATCTAACTGAACTTCAGATATTCCTGTTTTTGTATTACCAGTAGCATTAGTTACTGAATAGTTTTTAAAACAATCCGCTCTCGCAAAAGTGTCGTCTGCGTCCATTAAAAAAACTGCGTCAGGGTCATCAATGATAAATGCAGTAATGTCACTTGCATTGATTGAACCTGGGTACGAGTTCCTAAATGTCGGTTTTTGCGTAGTCGGATCTGTATAAAAACATCCATTGAACACACCAATAACTGCTGTGCTATTATTCGCAACGTGTCTTGTGATAGTACCATCTGTTTCAGCGATAACTAAGTCACCTTGGAATATAGCAGTAGTGTTATTAGCAGATATAAGATATCTGTTTTGTGCACCAACTAATGGCGTACCGTCTAGTTTTCTGTACGGTCTTAGACCGAACTTTTCACTTACGTTTGCCATATTGTTTTTTACTCCTATTAAACGTTAATTTAAGACTCTTGTAGTTAATGCAAAAAAATTATTTTTTGCGGTTACCTCCAAAGGTCACTCTGGACTGCCTATCAATATTGATTGGCATATCCGGGTGTTGTTCCTTCATAAGATCCCTATCAATCGCATCTGTTCTATCTTGAGTAATTCTTGCGAAATACTCAGCACGTTGTTTCAGAATCTCTTCCGGTATCCTTGCCAACACAAGGCCACCAATTCCGATGAGACCAGCATGTTTACCTTCGTGAATAACTGGATAATCGTTTTCACCTATTTCACTTTTCAGTGTTTCAGCTTTGACAAATTCCCAACCTTCTCTAAGTTTCTTTGAAACGTTTGCAACGTCTTCAAATCCTGCAGTTGCTGTACGTATCCATCTATGACACATACCATGCGGTGCAGCTGGCGCATCCAAACTGGATGGTGGAGTCCAATCTTTTTTTCTAGAGTTATTATCTCTAGTATCAGACTTGCGTGAAGTTTTTACTTTTTCCATTTTATACTCCTTCCTTCACGTATTTTGCGTATTCCTCTAGTGGCACCCCTAATTTCTTAGCGATAACTACCTGCGATTTGGTGAGTTTCACAGATTTGCGTCCCCCGGATCTTCTACTAACTGAACCTACATTTTGGACGGGTTCTCTTACAGGTTTAGTTTCTTCAGTAGACTCCTGTGCAAACTTTTGAGGGAAATACTCCTTCATACGTTTGTTTATTTGATTATAATACTCATCTGTCTCAGCATCAATACCCTGCCCTAAAAGCTCCTCATGAATACTCATGGCAGCTCCAGTCATAACCCTATCTGATCCAAACCACTCATTATCTTCAGCCCATTTCTGTGCTTTTTGTGAAATTGGTGGGGGTGTTTGATTTTGTGCAGATGATTCTTCTTTTGGTTTTTCTTCTTGCTTAGCTTTTTTTTCAGCTTGAGCTAGAGAAACTTTTTCTTTTTCAACTGAAAGTCTAGAAAGTGCATCTTGTGCTTCAGTAATTTTATCAACATCCTGTGATTCTAAAGCTACTTTCAAAGCATTCTTAACTTTTTCTCTTTCAGCGTCTATTCTTGAATCGTATTCTTTTAAATAATTGGAATCAGTCTCTTCAAACTTTTTCTCAATTGTATCGTATTTAGTTTTCAAGCCTTTCGCATACTCAAGAGCTGCTTTTTCTCTTCTTTCAGCTTCTCTAATTTGAAAAGTAAGTTTATCTATTCTTTTTTTAACCTTATCAGAATATTCTCTGAGATCCTCTTTCTTGTCATCTTTTTTTTCTTCAACCTGTTCGATAACTTTAGGTTCTTTTTCTGATTTAGTTTCTTGCAAAAGTTCTTTTGCAGTTTTATCACCTGTTACTTTTTCATCAGTAATCTCAGTGTATCCTAGGTCAACGTTTTCTTTTGGTGCAAAAGATTCATCAGGTTCTTTTGCTTCAGGAACGTTAACATTTTCTTCATTTACGCCATCAGTATCTAATTCAACCTCTGGGTTTTTATTTTCTTCAGCCATTTTTCCTCCTTAATAATGGTGCAAAATATCTGATGGGTCATTTATCTTAGCAATAACTTCGTCATCGTTAAGAACTCTAACTTCACCACCTTCTATTTTGAATCTTGAACCTGCGTATCTACTAAAGATAATCCAATCATTTAGTTTACACCATGGCCCTTTAGGAAATTTATCATTATCTTGATAACATAAATCTCCCATTTTTAGCACAAGACCACATACCGTAGTCATTTGTATGGTTTCTTGTGTGGTATCAGAAAGTAAAATTCCACCTTTTGTTTTTTTAGG